CCCTAATAACAGGACACGTCGGTTTCAAGGTAGAATTCAATACTGGAATGCAAAAACAAAAAAGTGGCAAAATACTAAAGCACCTTCTTTGAAAACTAATACTAGTACTACTAAGTCTTCAACTAAACGTTTACCACCTGGGCGTACTACGCTAGAAGGCAAGCCTTCAGCTAGACGGGCTGACGCTGCTGCCAGACAGGTAAGAGCAGCACAAGGAACTACAAGTCCTACTGTTCGTACTGGACAACCAAGCAGAGGCTACAAAGCAGCACAAGCTGCAGGTTCTCGAGCTTTACGCCGTACCGCTTTACGTTCTGCCAGAAAACCTGGCGTTGCAGGATTAGTGATGGGCGCTGTTACTGCTGCTGGTGCCGCAGGTTTACTTGGCAATAAGGTCAAAAAATCTTTAGCTCGTGATGAAAAAAATATGCAGGAGCTTGTTAGAAATCCGCTTAAGAAGCAGGTCAAACCTACAAGTGGCTTGACCAAAAATCAGCAAGAAACTCTTAGCAAACAAAATGCTGCTAACAGGTTGCGTAAGAATGAACAAGCTCGCGCTCGTAAGGTAGGCAACCCTACAGCTGAAACTCGTGCTATATACAACAAGGCGGCTGAAAAACAATCTGGCGGTAAGGTGACCGGCAGTAAGTCAAAGACAACTGTCACTAAAGCACCTAAGCGTGATCGTATGGAGGGCAAATCGTCTTCTGAGCGTCTTAAGGCTTGGGCACTTGCTAACAAGACAATGATTCTTAAGTCTGGAACTAAAAAGCAAAAAGCAATTCTTAATAAAGTGCTGAACCTCGGTGCTAACGACCTTAAGCGTTACTCCACTTCTGCTTAAACAATATCTACCCACACTGCCGTCCCTTCGGGGGCGGCTTTTTTAAAATGCTTTCCACCTCACACACTGGGGCGGCTGCAGAACTATTCGTATCTAATTGGTTGATGATGCAAGGCTGTCTTGTATTTAGAAATTGTAGTCCACATGGACCTATCGATCTGATTGCTACTAATAACGATGTTGTCGTCAAAATAGACGTTAAGTCCCAATCAAAAATGACTTATAGAATGGACGGAGCTGAACAAATTAATATTAAATTTTTAGGCTTACGTGAAGACAATGTATGGCAAATACTTTACGTCCACGGAGAGCTATCCCCACGCATCCCAGACGGGTTTCTAGAAGCTTTAGGTATGAATCATCATGAGTAGCGTTATAACCCTGTTACAGGATGATTTCAAGCTGTTCTTACAAGCTTTATGGGAACAACTTGATTTACCTTCACCAACTCGTGCTCAATATGCAATCGCAGACTATCTTCAACATGGACCTAAACGTCTTCAAATACAGGCTTTCCGTGGAGTGGGAAAAAGCTGGATTACTGGAGCCTTTGTTCTGTGGACGCTTTTTAATAACCCTGAAAAAAAGATAATGATTATCTCCGCGTCTAAAGAACGTGCAGATAACATGTCAATCTTTCTACAAAAACTTATTATAGAAACACCTTGGTTAAATCATTTACAGCCAAAATCAGACGACTCAAGATGGTCGCGTATCAGCTTCGATGTAAATTGTTCCCCCCACCAAGCACCTTCCGTCAAGTCTGTCGGGATTACTGGCCAGTTAACCGGCTCCCGCGCTGACTTAATGATCCTTGATGACATTGAAGTTCCTGGTAACAGTCTTACTGAAATGATGAGAGAAAAGCTGTTACAACTTTGCACTGAGGCTGAGTCAATCCTTACTCCTAAAACTGACTCTCGCATCATGTACCTTGGCACACCTCAGACAACCTTTACTGTCTATCGAAAACTTGCTGAGCGTAACTACAGACCCTTTGTTTGGCCTGCTCGCATCCCGCGTAACACATCTAACTACGAAGGTTTGATGGCTCCCCAGCTACAGGAAGACATCGATAACGGTGCTGATCCTTGGGAACCAACTGACCCTGATCGCTTCGACGCAGAAGACTTACTAGAGCGTGAAGCAGCAATGGGTCGTAGCAATTTCATGCTTCAGTTCCAACTTGACACAACCCTTAGTGATGCAGAAAAATTCCCACTTAAGATGGCTGATCTTGTCGTCACTAGTGTTAACCCCACTGTTGGCCCTGATTCCGTCGTCTGGTGCTCAGACCCAAAAAACCTTATTAAAGAGCTACCCACAGTCGGTCTCCCAGGAGATTACTTTTATTCTCCAATGCAACTCTCTGGTGACTGGACACCTTACTCAGAGACAATCTGCAGTATTGACCCGTCGGGTAGAGGTACTGACGAAACTACCGCAGCATTCATATCTCAGAAAAACGGCTTCCTCTACTTGCATGAAATGTGTGCTTACAAAGATGGGTACTCTGACAATACCTTGTTAGATATTCTTCGTCATTGTAAAAAGTACGATGTTTCTAAACTTCTTATTGAAACTAACTTTGGTGATGGTATCGTTGCTGAATTGTTTAAAAAACACCTTGTTCAAACTAAACAACTGATTGACGTAGAAGAAGTGCGTGCCAACGTTCGTAAAGAAGACAGGATTATTGATAGCCTTGAACCTGTCATGAACCAACACCGGCTAGTCGTTGACAAAGGTGTCATTGACTGGGACTTTAAATCTAATCCTGAAGAAGCACCTGAAAAACGTCTTATGTATATGCTCTTCTATCAAATGTCTCGTATGTGCAGGGAGAAAGGTGCAGTCAAGCATGATGACAGAATCGATGCCCTTGCACAAGGCGTCAAGTACTACACAGATGCTTTGGCTATTTCCGCTCACGAACAAATCAAACTTCGCAAGATGGAAGAGTGGAATGACATGATGGAACAGTGGTTTGATGACCCACAAACAGCTACTAACCATCTAGTCTTTGGGCTAAATATTGACCAAAGAAGAGAAGCTCGCGGTTCCAGTAAGACATCAGTCCCTAACTGGGTTTAAAGCTAACCCGACACTTATACAGGGAGAAGGGAAGGGTGGACCCGACTCCCTTGGGTTAAAGGGAGACAATCAGCCTTCCTTTAACTCCTTTACTTATCAACTCGAGCGTTAGCTCGGTTGATCTTTTAAGTACTTTCTTTTACTTTGGAACTTTCACTCACTACTGTAATCCTATGATCGGAATCAACAGAGTGTTGATCTGAATCATCTATTTACTCTTTATGGCTACAACTACGTTAGTACATTGTACAGAAGATGGTGACTACCTCATCTCTTACATGGCTAGAGTCTCCAACCCTTCTAATCAATCGAACACTGAGACCAGTGATAACTTGATTAAGTATCTCATTAAACACAAACATTGGTCTCCCTTTGAGATGGTCAATATGTGTGTTGAAATATCTACTACCCGTAGTATCGCTCAGCAACTCTTAAGACATAGATCTTTCTCCTTTCAAGAATTTAGTCAACGTTATGCTCAGGTGTTAGATCAACCTACTATCCCTAACCTTCGTCGTCAAGATACTTCCAACAGACAAAATAGTATTGATGACTTAGATCCAACTGAAGTGCAACACTTCCAAATTCAACTTAAACAACACTTTGATCAATCAATGATCCTTTATCAACATATGCTTCAGGCTGGTGTCGCTAAAGAATGTGCTCGTGAAGTGTTACCTCTGTCTACCCCTACTCGTATGTATATGAATGGTTCACTTCGTTCTTGGATTCACTACTGTGACCTTAGATGTACCGATGGTACTCAACTAGAACATAGAATTATCGCAGATCAATGTAAAAACCTTGTTTGTACCTGCTTTCCAGCTGTAGCTAAGGCGTGTGGGTATGTGTGAATACGTCTTTTCTATGCTCATTGTTGGTCTTGTTAACGTTGGACCTGATGTTTACGTGGTTCAAGCGTTAGACCGTGACAACATGTTGGTTGAATGTGCATTTATTGTGCAACAGGAAAAAATAACACAAATGTTTTAACCCTTTTATATAACGCGGGGGATGGACGCACCCCCGTATGCCCCCGCTAGTTATACAAACTAACGGAATACACTAGGTTTTAGCACTTATGGTGCACGATATCGTTCCTTATGCGTGCTTTGCCTTGTTTTATTGTGTTGCAGTCTGTAGCCGGTTCCCCGTTTCACCCGAGAAACGTTGCAAACACTGAGGGGTGTGACAGTTTGCCAAGTGATTCACCGTGTAATGGTTGCGCAATGGCTGACGAGTCGCTATGACTTGTCCATGCCACCGTTGCACTCGTGCAAAGGTTGCTAACCTGGACAACAGAATTACCTCCGACCCAAGCACTACTAACAGAGGGTGACCGAATTAGCGGCACTGTTGGCACAGCCTTGGTAAGGACAGTTAACTGCCAGGACAGGTGTCTTTGCAGTGGTTCGATTCCACTGGCTGGCCTCAAGGACTTTGTTCCTTGTTTAACCGTTACACATGGACAACATGCGAAAGATTGAATCCGAAATGCTTGCAGCTGTACGCAGCCGTCGAGATTGGTCAAAAGACAACACTTCTGTTAGCAACACTGATCACGGTGTGGTCGTTCGACTTCATGGTCACAAGATTGCCATCCTGAACGATGAGCACAACAAGCTTGTAATCACGGACGCAGGCTGGCAAACAGTCACCACCAAATCACGTCTTAATGCATTGTTAGGCGAGTTCTGCTTTGGACGACGTATTTATGCCAAGGACTATAACTGGTTTCTTTCTAACAAATACGACGACAAAGAGCCTATTTCTATTGATCATCAAGAAGCCTACGCTGTCGAGCTTGGTTAATGCTTCGCTCACTACTTGCAATCTTCGCAATCACGGTGTGTTGTCTAGGCAACCCTGCTTTGATCACACCCACTAGTTCACAATCACCTACAGCCCAAAGCTCTTGATCCTCACTTATTACCATTCCACTAGGGCAGCAGTCTTAGTGGTTGGTTTTAT